TACAACTAAAACAAATTTGATCCGAATTAGGGTTTAAATTATCTAAAATAACGTCTAATTGTTTTTCATAATATTCTTTATATTCGTCATGTAGGTCTTTAATTTCTTCCTGTGTCTTCGTTAGAGTGTATTTATTTAACCTGTTAGACGTTAACCGTTCAAATTGTATGTTAGCCCCTATTAAATAATAAAAAGCCATTTTAAACAAGTCTTTTGACGTGCAAATAAATTCAGAAATATCACATTTCAAATTAAAGTTTGCAATTAATCCATAACTGTCACCGTCTAAAGTTAAATTATCTTTTAGGACCGTTGACCCTACTGTTATTTTTGCCCCCCTTGTTTCTGCAATTTCTGTTAAGCCTACATTGTCAGTTTTTATTGAATTTCCAATATTGCCGTCATAGCAAACGAAAATTTTAGTTTCTTGGCCGTATGTTTTGTAATTCTTATTAATATTAATAATATTATTACCAATAGAACCTGTAAAAGCAATTGTGTCTAATAATTGGCCGTTCATTAGATTGTAAATGTAAATATTGTCGTTTACAGCACTTGACAAATAAAGTTGAACATGATTTAAAAATATACTTATATATTTTGAAGTGTTATAATCAACTTCAATAGTTGTACCTTTTAAATGATTTGAAGAAGTTTCTGTTTCAAAAGGGTCTTCATAAAACCCTGTAATTGAATTAGCTAATAAAATGTTTGTTTTAAAAAATTTCTGTGAACGTATTAAAACGTCTGATTGTAATTGATTAACTGACTTAGTATATAAACTTTCCCAAACTTCTTTATAACTTGGCTGGTCAGGGTTTGAAATATTCGCTAAAAGCTTTAAATCAATACCTGATAAGTCGTTAATATATAGCCCACTTTCAGGCGTAACTTCTGAACAATAACCTTTAAGGCCAATATAATTATCTAAACAATTCATTTATTAGGTTTTTAAATAAGGGGGCTTTTTACACCCCCTTTTTATTAGTAGTTTTAAAATTAGCTTGTTGCAGCTGTATATCTTAAAGTACCGTTTGAACCTCTTAAAGGATCGTCAACTTGATATTGGTCTAAAGGTGTAAAGAAAATATCATAGTGTAATGAAATTATTACGTTCCATTTGTCGCTACAATCATCCTGTAAAACTTTAATATCATAAGTAACACCTGTTTTAGGGTCTGTAATTGTACCCCTTGCAACAGAATCACCAGCTGAAGTTGCATCTTCACCAACGTAATCGTTGAAAGGCACAAATTGAACCGCGTGTTGTTCCATCATAATAAATTGGTTTGCCCCAATAATTGTGTCAACTTGTTTGTCAACAAATGGCGCCCAACCTAAAGAATTTGAAAGGTCTAACATATTTATTCCCGCATCATTACAACATCCAACCTCTAAAGTTTTCCAAAATTTGTAAATATTACCCGCACCAATTATAATCGGTGTTCCTACAAATTCATTTTCAACTTCAAAGTCAGACATTAATTCCTGTAAGGCAGACGCATTAGGCGCACCCGTTGCCGCTGGAAATACAGTTACAGATTTTGTTGCACTTGAACCCGTTGCATGATTAACACCAAAGTTAGTTAATTGTTCAGTTAACAATTCACCGTTAATTGTCTTCGCTAAGGCGTCAAATCTTCGCATAATAACATCGTCAAAAAATTCTGAACGACCCATACAAACTTTTTTGAATTGCTTCATGTCCATTGCAAACTTTGTATCAACGTATTTAGTCACGCTAAAAGTTGTTGAATTAAAGTCAGGAAAATCATCTGTGTCACACGTCCCGTCATCTGTTGTATTAACTTGACTTGTTATTGCACGTTGACCCCATCTAACTTGCACTAAACGTTCTTTTGATCCTTCTTGAACAGGAATTTGTGCCATTCCCATTTTATTTAAAGGTGAAGTTATCGCCTCTAAATAACCAATTTTACTTCTTTTTTTTGCAGCAGAGAAGTCACCGCCTTGAATTGATTCTAATTGAATCAGGTTGTCTAAACACGTTCCCGCTGTAAAAACACCATTACTATTATAACTCATTTTTCTAAAGTATTTAATTATTAATTTTACTTTAGAATTTTAGGCTTCTAAAAGACCTCTTAATTTTTCCCGTAATCGGGGTGTCCTGGAATAAATCGCCCGTCAACATCTGAAGCCGTTTTTGTGTCAACTGTTATGGTCTGTTTTGTTTTTACAGATTCTTCAGTTGTCGCGGCCTCATTATTTTTGGCGATATATGGCAAAGACAATTCATTTAAAACTTCGTCAATAGTAACATTTTTACCCTCTTTTATTGCTTCAGCTTCAGGGTTTTCCCTGTTGAAGATTTTAAAGGTTAAATCTTCGTCCATTTTAATTAAGTAAGGACTTGAATTTAATTTGTTTCTAATCAAATATTTTAAATCGTCAGCGGGTAAAGTTGAATTAAACTTTTTGCCGCTTAGTATTTCGTTAATTTTTGCCTCTTGTAACCTATTAAGCCATTTTGAACTTTCTTCATTAACAGCTTTTTCAGATTGTGTTTCTAAAGCTGCAACTTTAAGTTTATATTCCTCAATTTCCTTAATAGTTTGTTTTTTGTAGTTTTCAAAAGCTTTATTATCTGAAGACGTTGAATTTGTTTTTAAGTCTTCTGTAATACTACCAACAGCCAAGTCAAATAACTTTAAGCTGTCAGGCTCCTGTTCTTTCAATTCTGCAAATTTTTCTTCACCAATGGCCTTTTTAATTTTCAAGTCCAAAGAACTTAAATACTTACCTTTAAAGTGTCCCATTATGTCGGGGTTGTTTTTTGCAGCTGCAAAAGTCAAAAATTTTTTATGAAATTCTTCACTTACGTTTTCAGGTAATTCCATTTCGGGAACATCCTCAATATTAAATCCTTCAAGTTCTATTGATTCAAAGACTTCTTGAAGAAAGCCTTTCAGAGTTTTGTTAGCCATAACAAAAAGATTTTTTAAGCGTTATCCGCTTCAGTTAATAATGCAATTAATATTATTTTTCTATCATTCTGATTAAATTCAATACCCCTTGCCTCTAATTCAGCAACTAATTCGGGTTTTGTCATTTCAGAATAAGAAACTTTTTCTTCTTCAACAACAGTTTCTTCAACTGTTTCAACTTCTTCAACAACTTCTGTTATTGCTTCGGCTGGATCATTTACTTCAGTAACGTCAATACTTTTGATTTTACTTTTTTCAATCCATTCAGGACCAATTTTGCCTTTTGCCTTTTGCTTATTATAAATTGCAAGGCTCATAGTAGTTTCAAACATTTTCCCTTCTGTTGACCTACTTATGTCAACTAAAGTTATTGTTTGCATTTTTTTTACTGAACTCATATTTAAAAATTTATAGTTTATACAAATATAGTTAGTTTATTTTGTAAATATACTATTTTACAGAATTTTATTTTAAACTAATAACCTTGTTTCCCTTTCGTTAGGTTGCCAATTACCGTTTTTTACATTTCTTATTAGTACATTTTTAGGGACAAAGCGGGGTGAAATAGGGCTAAAAAAGTGCCTACAATTCCAACCACCCCTATTAATAAAGATTGAACTTTTGTTAGTCCCGTTTATACGGCCTTTTAATTGTTGTGGTGTTAAGCCTTTATTTGTTAAAGGGTTTATTGCTTCGCCTAATTTTTCAACCTCTTTTTTATGAAAATATTGTTGCATGAAGTCAACACAAAAAGCCCTTGTATCGCTTATTTTAGTTCCTGTGTACTTATAAAATTCAATTCCTAAGTCCTGTGTAATTGTTTGGTTGTAAGTGGCGTTAAATTGTGTAAGTGAATCACTTGAAACTTGACTTACATATCTTTGTAAAGCCCCAACACCTTCTGAACCACCTGTAATAAATTGTTCTAATTCTGCAATTAAGTCATCAATATCGCCTGAAGAAACAACAGACGAATTTAAAACTTCTAAAATCTTTTGAGTAAAATTAGTGTCAACCCCAGCTTCTAATAAATTTAAAGCCGCGCTTTGTTTTGAAAACTCTAAAATTTCATCGTATAATTGTAGGTTTGTAAAATCAGGCATTTTATAACTCTTTTATATATTCGTCTGATAAAGTTCGGACCTTGTTAAATGTTGCAATATATTTACCAACTTTGGCTTTATAAGCGTCAGAAATTAATATTTTTCTAATTGGTTTTGCCTTTTGTGTTACTTTTAAATTCTTTAAACTTGACTTAATTTTACCGTTGTCATCATAATCTAATTCTTTTAAAAGGTATTTTTTAAGGTCCTGAAATAGTTTCTTTTCAACGTCTTCAACCCTAAATTGGTCAACTGTGTCGTCAATTAAAGAAATTCTATTATTAAGAAGTTTGTTCAATTTCTTCGGTATCGCCATTATTATCTGTAATTGTTACGGCCTGTGTTGTTAATTCGTCTGCTAAAGCCTTTAATATTGTTATTTTTTCGCTTCTTGCTTTGTCTAAGTATTCAGGATCATTTTCAATTGCTGTTAATATAAAGCTTCTTATATTAGTTGAAATAATGTAATTTTGTCGGGTTGTCCCACCTGTTAAAACAATTTCAGCTTTTTCTTCTTCAGATTTATCACTTAAAGGGTCAAGGTCAATAATATTAGAATTGAATTTTTGTTTTTCAATATCATTCGGGAACTTTTTAGCAATAAAATCTAATTCCATTTGAACCAATGTATTAGGATTTACCCCCGCTTCTTTTAAAAATTTCATTTCTTCAGCCATTACAACTTCGCTAAATGTATTAAATTTAGTTGGTTTGTTTATTGTTGGAATTAGGTCCTGATTAACTAAATTATATCTCCAAATTGAAATAAATTTATAAGAATTATAAAGAATATTGTCAAATAGGTTGTCAGAAATTTTATTTAAAAAGCTTTCAAGTTCTGAACGGTCAATTGTTTTAGCCACCCCGCTTTGATTCGCCCCAACTTTGTCAATTATATCTAAGTTAATGGCTTGAAAACCTGAAGAAATTTGTTTTGCAACTTTATCTTCTGTTAACTGAACTATGTCAATTGGCTTATCAATATAAGTAACGCCAGGAAAGTCAGTTTTTTCACCCTCAAAAGCGTCTTTTCTTACTGTTGTAACTCCATAAGGGCTTCGGCCATTTATCCAACCACTACCATTACATCGCGAACATGAAACAAATTTTTCTTCACCGTTTTCAACCTTTGTAAACCCTCTAACTTTTTCAGTTATTGATTTTGGCGAACAACCTTCATCACATTCAACTTCTATTTCAACACGTTCTAAAAATAAGTGTTGATTATATTGCGCGTCAAGGTCTGAATCCAATCTTATGGCCTTATTCCAATATGGTAAAACACCACTTACAAAAGAATCATAAGCAAAAGGAACTGTTTCTTCTCTATAATCGCCCTTTAAAAAGAATCCAGGAACATCTTTAAAATCATACTTAAATAAAACCTCAATTTCAACACGCCCTAAATTTTTGGGGTCAATTTGTTTTATTTTTAATATTTCTTTATCTGTAACAATACACCATATATTTAATTCTGTGTTATTTATTACGTTCTTTTCGTCCTCTAATAAAATAAAATAGTTAAGGCCATAGTCTAAAACTTGATCCGACCTATAAATAAATGGAAAAGGTTTGTAATAGGTTGTGTTGTCTTCAGGAATTTCCAAAGGCTTAATAATACAGACCGCGTTGGCGTCAATTAAACCCTGTTTCAAAGCAACGTCAAAACCCCAACTTTCAACAGACCCAAAAATTGGAAAATCTTTTGTTGTATAAGCTTTTAAACTTTCGTCTTCAGCAATGTTTTTTTGTTCAGGAAATTCAATATTATAATTTGAAGATTGTTGAATTTTTGAAAGTACATTTACAATCCTTTTACCTTGACTTTTTGTTATTGGTTCGTAAACCTCTAACCTATATTTTTTTATTTGTTCAGGTTCGTTAGGTCTGTAAGTTTCTAAAATTCGCGTTGGCCTATTACCTTTTAAGTGAACGGCCATTTCTTCAGCCTGTTCAGCGTTGTCAGAATAATTAGGGTGATAAATTTTATCGGTTACTAAACCAGCAATTATCTGATTTAATTGCCCTTCATTTTGAAGATTAATCTTATTTACTATTGGCATAATTTAAGTTTATCAACTCAAATTTCAAGCATTTGAAAGGCTTCTTAATAAACAAAAATAGTTATTTTTATTTTAAAAGTTTAGGTAAATTGTATTTTTTCCTATATTTTTCTAAAACTTGTTGATTCTTATTGAATTTTTTCTTATTAGTCCCACCCATTTTATTTTCAATTTGGTGGTATTGGTGCAATATTTCGCTTTGTGTTAACCAATGTATTTTAAGGCCTTTATTATAAGCAACATAAGCTGTTAAATTATCCATTGCCCCAAAACCTTCCATTTCTTCAAAATAAGGGTTTTCAGTAAAGAATTTCTTTGTAGCATATTGACACGCCCCATTAGCTAACTTTTTCCATTGGTTAAATTTAGACTTTGGAAAATTCCAAGTTTTGATCCTGGACAAATTAATGTTAGAAATTGGGGGCAACATTTTAACTTCTTTAAATATAATTACTTTTTCACCCCTTACCCTTTCACATTCTTTTAAAAAGTCTTTTCTAAAAATATAATCTGAATCTGTACACATAATAAATTTTGATTCAGCTTTATTAATACCGTAATTTAACAGTTTAGGCTTATTAAAGTTGTCTAAAGGTAAATGGTAATGTTTGGCCTTAGTAAGTTTTAAAAGGTCGTTAAGCATTTCAAACTGTCTTAATTCAGAACTATCAACAACAATTATTTCATCTAAATAACTTTGCTGAAGTTCTAAACTTTGAACAGAATTTAAAACACGTTTAAAACCGCGCTTAATAATGTTGTGAACAGGAATTATTATTGTTACTTTATCCAATTTTTATAAATAATTTCCATTTAATAAAAGTCAATTCAACTAAACAGTTAAACGGTTTTTTGTGTCTAAAGGTTAAATCTAAATAAGGCAATAATTTAAAAGTTGTTTTTAATTTTATTACTCCATAAGCAAATGATTTTTTGCCTTTACCTGTAATTTTTACAAAGCTTTCAAAACTCCCTTGTAAATCGTTTTCATTCAAATAAAGGTCAACCCATTTTTGTATATTTTCTAACCTATTAACTTTGTTTTGTTTTCTGTTTGGTGTTTTTCTTTTCATTTTAATTTAGATAAATTTTAATACTTTCAAACCCAAATTTAGGTTTGTGTTTAACTACTGTTTCATAGGCTTTTGGCCTGTTTCTTATTTCTTCAAATTCCTTATAACAATTTTCACATAATAAAACAGCAACTTTTTTACCGTTTATTATCATTATATAACCTGATAAGTCAATTGGTTCTTTGCATGAAGTGCAATTTTCATCAATACAAATCACGTTTTTAAATTCTGTTTTTATACTAAATGTAATACAGTTTTTAGCCATTATTTTATTTTTCGTGAAATATTTTCTTTTTACTTTCAAATTTCCAATAAGGGCTAAATTGTTTTACAGTTATTTCGTAAATATGTTTTAACCTGTTTGAATGGTGACCCCCAGCCATTCCCAAAAAATTATATTTCTTTTCAATATCTCCTAAGGGTAAAGTTTTATTTTCCCATTGAAAGTAAATAGGCTTAATTTTTTCGTTATCTGAATAATGATTTAATTGCGCTGAAGCTAAGTTAAAGGCCAATTCATCAGGGTAACGCCCCCCAATTGGCTTAAAATCTAACTTTCTATCCATATAATTTTTTTGGACCTGTTTAAAGTACTTCTTATTTTTAGCGCTTTTACTGAACAGAATAAAGCTACTATTATATTCAGGGTAAAAAGTTTCTAAAGGTAGTTTATAGGCCTCGTAAATGTCTTTTAAGTGCTTATTTGCCTTCCTTACCCAAACCATAGCGCACTTATCCCAATTTTCGCTGTTATACCTTGCAACTTCTTGAATTAAAAAGTCATGTTCAAATAGTTTATCAAACTTAGTCAAACAAATACCGTCAACATCTAAATAAATAGTTTTGTCAAAAGGGCTGTAATTATAAATAAAAGTTTTAAGCTTAAAAGGGTTGAATTGTACGCCCTCTAAATAGTCGTCTAATTCAGGTTCAATTATATGGTCAAAAACTTCTAATATTGAAGTATCTATTTCATCTGTAATAATTGCAATTTGTAAATTTGGTTCTTTTCGCTTAATAGATAAGGCCATATTATAAGCCATTTTGGAATAGTTTTTACCCATTCCAATTAATAAGATCCCGTTCATAGTCTTTCTAACTGTCGTTCAACTTTTCCAGCCTGATATTCATTATTGTAATCCAGGTAGAACTTTTTCCAACTCAAAAGAATTTGTTTTTTCTTTTCTTTGGCTTTTTCTTTAAAGTATTCATCAATCATAAGACAAATATACAAAATTATTTAATAAAAAAACAGGTAGATTAGGCCACCTGTTTAAATTTAAAGAACGTTCTATTTTTATACCTAAATAGCTAAGGTTAAATAAAAAAGCAAAGCAAATATAATAAAATATTTCATATAAAAAAACCCGCCTATCTAATAAGCGGGTTTTAATTCGTAGTATTTAACTATTATTCAAAAACACCTGTTGGCGCATCGTATGCGGTGTGCATATCCTGTGCAGCCCAACTAACAGCAACGTCAAAATAAATTGAACTGTCCAAACCTTCTTCAACAACAACGTCAGCGTCAAAGTTAGCAATTGGGTTATCACTTGGCGGCATCCAAACCTTATTCCCAGCCGTAAAATAAGCGTAAGAATAAGAACTATTAAAGTTCAAAACGTCATAAAAATCTTCATTTCCAACAACGTCAGGGTGTGAATATTGTGCTGTACGTTCATAACCAACAGTCCTCGTTTTTTGACGGCCATAGCCATCAACTTGAACGGGTGAACCTTTAGGCTTTGAACCTTTAACATTTTTGATAATAACTACTGTACCATTCGCCAATCCAGCATCCCATTGAGCTTTTGAAGTTGGGTCAGTAATTGCGTGGTCACTTCTTAAAAGAACTGAAGCAATTATTCTACCTTCTTCATTCGCACAAATGTCTTCAGCAAAGACAGGTAACGGAGTATCACAATATAAACTCATGTTTGTATTATTTTTAGTTATTAATTTTAATTAAGTTTTAAGTCTTCACTTCTTTGGCTAACAATATTTTGTATTTCTTTATTTTAACAGTATTTATTTTCGTTTAAGTCGTTTTTAAGCCTTAAATTAGTTGTTGCGTTATACAAACTTAACAATTTTCCCGCTAATCTTTCGCCTTCAGGTGAATAACTTGCTTCTTTAGCTAAATATTCAACGTCTTCAATATATAAATTGTCATATCCTATTAATAAACGAATAAAATCGTGAATGTGTTCAGGTTGCGCGTAAATAAATAAGCCAACTTCTTTTTCAGATTTAAAATAAAGCGTTTTACTTACACCCGCTGAATCTTCTTCATTTTCTTTATCACCATTATATTTAGGTGTTTCTAAACCACCGTCAACCCTTAAAACAGGTTCATAATTAAGGCCAACAAAATCAATTCCAAAGGCGTTGTCATTATTTGACCCTGTAAGCTTAATATTACATTCAAAACTTTCGCATAATTGAAAACAATCAGTTCTAAAAACGGCTTCTGAATAAGCAACGTCTTCATGTATTTCGATATAATAACAGCCACAATTACAGTCATAACCGTCTAATAAATTGGACCAGTCTATTTTTAATAATACCTGTTCAGAAACAAAAGAGGCGTCAATATCGCCATCAATTGAAGTGTAAACTGTTTCATCTGTTTCACAATCCTTAATATAAAAAACAGGCTTAGTAACATTGTAAATATTAAAATTTGTTAGGTCTGCAACAATATTTGAATCAAATTCAATTGAAATGTCAGCTGTGTTTGCTGCATTACCGTAAAAAGTTAAAGTTCCTGTTGGATCATCTTCAGCTGTTAAAACGGCAACAGTTTGACCGCCAATTTTAACTGTTATTGAATCTGAATAAGAAGAAAATTCAAAGCTACTAATATCAAATTCATACATATAAAACCCGCCAACTTCTAAAACATTTGTTTGTTCAATACTACCTGTAAAACCTGAAGTTTTTTGAATTTCATTCGTTCCAAAACTAACATTGCCGTCTATTTCATAATAAGAAATTGAATAATTAGGGTTTACTAAGTTCATTATATCTGTGCTTAGTGTTATTTGTGTCGCTGAATCAACACTTACAATTGTTGCAAATTGGTCTGTATCTGTATTTTTAACAGTCATTCCAACATAAACTTCATTTCCTGTACCCCCTGTGCCGTCAAAGTCAGCCCCCGAATCAATTAATTTGTCTGTTGCTTCAGCTGTTATTGCCCCCGCCTGAACATTGTCAACAATTGGATCATCACTTAAATTGTCTGTTAAAATTGCTTCACTTTGTAAAACTATTTGGGTCACATCTTCACACGTAACTTTTTGATAATATTTTTCAAACCATTTACATTTTCCCGTTTGTTCATTAAACGTTGTTTCTTCAGGTGTGTAAAGTTTTACTAATTGATTGTTTATTCTGCTTAAACTCATATTTTTAACAATTTGTGTTTATTTTCTTTTTACTTCTTAATACAAAAGACGTTTCTGAAGTCCTTCTATCATATTCTATTGAATTACGCCAACCAAAAAGGTGATTATTTTCAGTATTTGAAAACAAAACAGCACTTTTAGGGTCGTCTTTTAATAATTTCCATTGTTCAAATGTTAAGGCCTTTTTAAATTCATATTTATATATAGGAAAATCATTTGGATTTACAGGTAAAATGTCGCCCCCACCGTCATCAACTGAAATAGTTTTTAAACTTGTATATTCAGGATCACTAAAAGCCCCCGTAATCATAACAGGTAATAATTCACTTTGCAAATTAGACCCTGTAACCCCGTTTATTTCTATTTTAACCCTTACCCTTTCATTTTTAAATATTGAAAATGTATTTTGCGCTTCGTAATAATCTATGTCCTGGACCTGATTTAAACCAAAAACCTTTTCATAAGAAGTTGTAAAGCTTTGTAATAAAACATTTGCTGAACTTCGTCTTTCTATTGTTTGAGTAATTTCAAATTTTGGGGTTGCGTATATTTCAACGCTATCAATTTGAACTTTTGAATTATTAAAACAAAAACCTGTTTGGCCTGTTACATATTCAAATCTAAATTCAAAATTAGTAGGTAAAGATAAATTACCAATATTTGTTAAATCAATTACAACTGTTTTAAGGCCTGAAGTTGTAACATAAGTGTCACCTGAAGCAAAAGGAGAATTAATTCTTATAGCGCCACAATCAACAACACAATTAAACTGTAATATATAAATTCTATTAGCTTGAAAGTTTATAGAATTACTTCTTAAAAATAAGTTGTTTATTCCAGCACCGCCAAAAGTGTGAGTGTAACCTTGTAAGTTTGTTATATTTGCGCCTGATTGCCAATAAGACCAACCTGTTGAAGCTGGGGTTGCGCTAAAGTCACCGTTTACAATTAATGAAGTTGTGTCTAATTGACCGTTTAATTTAAATACAGCCGTTGCTAAAAACCCGTATAAACCCGAATTAGGAACGTCATAATAAAAACCTGAAGTATCGTAATTATTGCCATCGTCAAAAAATGGCGGGGTTGAATCGTCATCATATTCAACAGGCGAAATTGTCGCGGGATAAACAGTATCAACAACACTTGAAGTAATTTTAGCCCAAAAATTAGCAGAAGACGAAGTTGAAAGGTATTTAACAACTGAATTAGGCAACCCGCCCAAATACCTACTTACTACATTATAATTATTTAAAGGTTGATTATAAGCAAAAGGACCGTCTTTTACAATAAAATTTTCACTACCTAAAGAAAAATAATCATCTGTGACCCCTAATTGTAAAGCTGAATCAATTGAAGTAACATTTGTTTTTAACCCTGTGTCAAGATTTACGGCCATATCGCCAATTGAAACACCGTCAGTAATAAAACTTCCTGTTGTTCTTATTAGTTTGTTTGCTGAAGTAAGACCTGAAGTAACACCAATTGAAAGGGGTTCGCCATAGGGCTTAGATTTTAAAGCTTTGTTATTGTCGTCAGTCATAACAATAGCGTTTTTATCATCATATTTCGAAACTGAATTAACAACAATGTCTTCAATAACATTTGTGTCTATTATCCAATTTGAAACAAGGTCAAGCGTATTGTCAACATTACATTGTCCTAATATTGTGTAATTTTCTTCTCTAAAAGTTTTAAAATTTAAAGGCGGGTATGAAAAAGCAACGTCATCATTAAAATTATCTGAACCAATATTAATGTCAGAATATAAAGCCTCTTTGTTAAAGTCTAAGTCAATACCTCTAATGTTATCTAATTGAATTTGCGCATCATCCTGTTCAAAATATGAAGTTGGTTCAACTCTGACCCTGTAAGGGTTTGTATAAGTTGACGGGTTTGGCTCAACAGCAAAAGATAAATTATATTTTTTGTCTAATTCTGCAAATAATGTTTTAAAACTTATTTCTAATTGTGTACCGTTGCCGTTGCCTTTTCTTAACTCTGAACCGTTTGTAATAAATGTGTTATAACCTTCGCCCCCAACGTCAAAATAATCTGAAATAAAATCAACTTCACCGTCTGTAATATATTGAATTATAAAATGAAAACAATTCCACGCCCTAAACATTTGACGCGCTGTTGCTTCGTATGTTGCAAAATTTGCTGTTGGGTCAAATACAAAAACGTCTTCATAAGTTACAGGCGTTATTGATTCGCCATTTTTTGAAGTGCCAACATTTACTAAGGCCTTTAAACTTTTATTATTGCTTATTCGCGCCCCAAAAGATTCGTCAAATATTTTTGTTGTTATAATTCTTTGGTCAATATCTAACTTTGTTATTTCTGTTAGCTTAATAATTCCATTAAATTCAGTAACCCAATTTCCAGCCTGACAGTCATCTGATTCAATTGTTACTTCAATCGTTTGACAATAATTTGCAGACATTACCCCGTCAATATAGTCGAACCCGTCACCCCAAAATTGTAAATCAGTTACATAAATAGTAAATAAACCCTTAATTTTTGGGTCACGTTTTGACTTATATTTTGCCTTTTCCCAACCTTTAGGAAGGTCATTTAATTGTGTCGTATCTAATGTAATTCTTAACCCCATTAATAACTATTTCTATTTAAAAAAGTTTGTTCATTTAAAGCTTCTGCAATAGGTCCTGAAATTGAATTAGGATTTGTAACCCTAAAACCGTCAGGAAAACTAACTTCATTTGTCTTTTTAGATCCTGAAGAAATTTGTTTTTTAACTTCTCTATAAAGTAACTGATTCATTACTTTAGATTCTAACCATTGTTCAAATCTGTCGTCATTTATAGCCCTTAACGCCCCCGCGTGTTTCTTAGAACTCTTTGCATTAATTACAGATTCATTTCGTGATAATAAAGCGGGTATTGAGTCACTTGTTTCTGTTCCTGGACCGTCAATTAATACTTCACCGTCCTTTAATTTTTTAGACTGTGTAATACTTTGTAATTGTGGTATTGCTGTTGCTAAAACAATACCGCCTTGAATTGCCCCCCTTGCTATTAATCCAGGTACTAAACCAGCTCCCAAAATAGGACCTAAACCAATTGGCGGGGGTGCTGTTGCGGCTGCAATTGCTGTTTGTGTATTAATTACAATACTTGCAAAAGCAGCTAATTTCTGAAATGTTAAAGCGGCAATTTGTGCTTCTTGACTATCACCCGCAGCTGAAGCAACCGCAGCGGCTAAGTCTAAAACTGATAACATATTTTGTTGGTCCAATTCAATTTTTGCTTCTGAAAAAGCCCTTTCCATTTCTAAATTCATGGCAAAGTCTGCGGCTGTTTCTTCTCTTTTCTTCGCGTTTCGTTCCTTCATTTCCTCAACAATTACTTCTGTCTTTTTCTTTTCACCTTCACCAATTTTTTCAATTGTTTCGTTGTCTAATCCTAAACTTTTAACGGGGTCAATTGTTTCGCCTAAATCTTCAGGACTCAACCCAGCTTTTAAAGCCCCTAATTCGTCTTTTAATTCTGAAATACGTCTTTTTGTTTCAAAAAACTTATCTGAACCTAAATCTGTTGTTGATAAAGTTTCATTTAATGCTTTTATCCTTTCTTCATATCCTTTAATTGAATTTGCATTTACCCCAACAGCGCCTGAATTTTCTTCAACAACTTCTGTGTTTTCTTCAACAATTGCTGTGTTTTCTTCAGTAACTTTGTTTAAAGGCTTATATCCATTTAGTAGATTTTTAACAGCCCAATTATATTTTTTCTGTGAAATTTCACCTGATTCAAGTTTTTCCTTTAATACTTGTAAGTTTACAGCGTTATTTGCTAAAGTTTCTGTAAAGTCAGACGAATCTTTTGACATTATACCCAAATTAACAGCAAAGTCAGCCCCAATTTTATTTAAAGCCGCCATAACACCTTCACCCTTTTCAAGTGCTTCAATAAATCCTAATAAATTTGTTGTTGCTACTATATAATTTTTTGCAGCTGTTGAAAGTTGGCCGTTACCGTTTTCAAGTTGTAAAATTACACGTCCATAAGCCGCGTCAAGTTTTTCTTGTTCACCTTTGAATGTACTTGTAACAACTTCGGCTTGTTCTAAGGCGTTGCCATGTTCTAATAAATTACCGTTTAAATCAACTAAAACGTCCTGTTGCGCTAACAAAGTGTCAATAGTTTTGACGTTTTCAGTACCAAATAATTTTGATTTTAATGTTGCTAATTCGGCTGGATCTTTAATTGAAGCAAATTTTTCTGAAGTTTGTGTTAAGGCTTCGTTTATATCAAATTGACCGTCAACAAATCCAATTCCTTCTTTTTGCAATTTTAATAAAACACCCCTTAAACCTGTTCCAGCTTCAGCACCCGACAATCCGCCTTTTGCCAAAGCCTGTAAGGCCGCGTTTGTTTCTTGAAAATTTAACCCCGCTGAATTGGCAACCGCCCCAACGTTTTTTAATGATTCGCTTAACTGTGCAATTGTTGCCGTTCCTTTTTGTTGTGATGTTGCTAATATATCTGTGAAATTGGCCGCTTCTTCAGCTCCAACACCAAATTGATTCATAGCTTTTGTAAGTGCTTCGGCTGCTGCTGGAACTTCTAAGCCCCCCGCCTGTGATAATATTACAGCCTGTTCAGTTACAGCCCCTAAAGCTTGGGCTGAAGAAAGTAATTCAGGTTTTGCAGACCCTACCAATTGAAAGGCCTTAGCAATATCTGAAGCCCCTTTACCTGTATTTGCTGAAACTTGTAAAACAGCTTTTTCAAACTTCTTTAAATCACCACCTGAAGCGCCTGTAATAGCCCCTAAATTAGCAATTGACTGTTCAAATTCTGTTATTCGTCTAACAGCATCGCCAACAACTTCTTTAATTGCAAAAGCCCCTATTAATGTTGCTCCAAACTTTTTAATTGAATTGTCCATTTTGGACATATTGCCTTCAACGTTCTTAGTAGTATTATCAACGTTTTTATTTAGGTCGTCAAAACCCTTTTCAGCTTGTTTTAGGTTAGATTTAACCTTAATGTCAATAGTTACGTCCTTAACTGTACCAGCCATATTAATTAATATTTGCTTTTAGGTAGCTAAAGACCTCAATAAACACAAATATAACTATTTTATTAATTTTTTTGGTCTAAATACTCTAATAATTCATGATATTCGTAAGTAGATAGGCTTTTTAAGTCTTTTAATTTAGTTAAATCGCCTTTACAAAGTCTTAAATCGTTACGTCTGTCGATTCGTTGTTTTTTAAGTTTTCTTTGTTGTAAATTAATTTCTGTTGTTTCTCTTTTGCCTCCTGAAGCCTTTCCATATAATACTGAAAATCGTTTTTCGATAAGCTCAATAACTCGTCCAACCCTGTCATCAATTCCTGTAAGAACATTCTCAACACCCCTTTTTTTTTACTCCAAAGTTTTATCTTATCCTGATTATATATAACATCATAGTCTTCAATATTTTCAGAAAGGTCGAAATATATAACTGAAGCGTATTTAAAAAGGCTGGTTGGCTCAAATAACCACGTTGACCTGTATTTCATTTCGTCCAATATTTTACCCGCATCAATTGGTTTACCATTGTTTATTTCTTCCATTGCTTTATCACAAAAAGCGTTTATATCCTGTGACGTTAATTTGTTTTGTACTTCTTGATAATAGGTTCTTAAATATCTAAACCTGTTTTCCCTAATATCGTAATCATGTAAACACCTATAATAATGTTTACCCCCACAACTAAAACCGTATTTAAGGTGCATATTGTAACGCGGGTGAATTGTTACTTTTTCAGGATCAGTAAATAAAAACTTAATCCAATAATAAAAGTTTCTTAGGTATTTCATATTAAGCAAATTTTTCTTTTAGTTGCCCCCAAATTTCTTTATTAAAATCTAAAGTGTAAACGTTTTGATGAATGTTAATATTAATATTACCGTCAACATTTATATAAGCATAATAAACGCCCTCAATATCAAATAAAATTTCTGTTTTCCTGTAAACAGGTTCAGGCGCTTCAAATCCAAGTTCTTCAGCTTTTTCAATTTCTTCAATATTGTCAGTCACAAAAACTTCACCTATCATAATTTATTTTCAATTAAAAAGTTAACACCTGATAAAGCTAAAACATAAACAGGATAAAACAATAAAGCGTTTAAATTAATAGCGTTTGTTGAATACATATAAGCCCAATATGGGAAAATAGAATGTAATGAGGCCATACAAGGTAAACAACCGCCTATTGCTTTATAAATGAACTTATCTTTGCCCCACTTTTCTAAACGCCACAAAACGCCCTTAATTTCTTTATCTTCATATCTATACTGTTTTTTAAAGTTCTCTAAATACCCCGTTTCAACCTTTACTTTTTCAACTTCATATAAACAAGCGTTCCAAAAACCAAAACAAACAAATGAATTGATTAATATTAAAATTAGTAAGTCTATCATGATTCAATAATTAGCCTGTCAGTACCTATTGCAACATTTGCAAAATTAACTATAAAACCGTCATGGTCAGCTTTATTATTTCTTATTGTAAGGCCGTCAGAATTATAACCGTTTGAATCTGACAACCAAATATAATAAGTATTATATTGGCTGTAAAAATCAATATAAGGGTCTGTAAGGTCTAAAAAAATGTCATTACCTTGAATAATTGGGTCTGTTGAAACTTCAACTTCATCACCGTTTAGAATATATCTAACAAATAACAATTCATCACCTGTTAAGTTTTGGCGTGTTCCCAGCCAAATTTTAGTCCCGCATTTTCCAACAGGTTTAGTTTTTGTAAAATTATCACAGTTCATACTTTCAATTTATTTTTCAAAATATAATACCATTTAAAAATAAGAAGATATTTTGGTTCATCATTTAATTTATTTATTCCCATTAAAATAGATTCTTCATGCTGTTTAATAGAATTATTTATATTAATTATATAATAATGATTAGGATTTGTTTCTTTTAACTTTTCTAACTGTCTTTTTAACCCCTTTTGTTCGTTAATAAATTTAATTGTCCCAATATAAGCTTCTATTTTCCAATGAAAATTTATTTTATGATAAAATGACTTATTATATTTGTCGCTTTTAGTTATAAAGTAAATTATTCTATAAAATGTAGCAGAAATATAGTTGTTCCCAGCAATAAAATGTTTATTGCTATTATGATTAACCCAACAATTACCACAATCTGAAATCATAAAGCAAATATAACTATTTTTCTAATAACATTTTTATAACTTCTTCAGAATACCAACCTTTTAAATTTACATTATAGATAAAAGGGCTTCCATGATAGTTTTTTGAAATAGTTAATTTTGTTTTTAATCCGAATCTGTAAGGCTTTAACCCTTGTTTAATCAAAGTGTTTTCAATACCTTGTTTTTTTAGGGCTTCAGTTAAAGGCCTGTCCATAAATTTATGACGGCCAACAGGAAAAACTTTATAATTAATTAATTCTAATAGTCTTTTACTAATTAATCTGTTTGCCCCTATTGATTCGCCTGACCTAAAACCTTCATAACCTTTAAATCTTCTGAATTTTTTAGTTTTAAAATCCATTGCTAAAGCATCTTGAAAACCTATATATTCGCTGTTTGTTTCTTTTATTATCTTTTTATATAAGTCAATACATTTAAAACTTGTTATGTCGTCAGACCCTATAATTAAACAGTAGTCAAATTCAATTTCTTTTAAGGCTTCTATTCCTGTTTGCCATTTAAGGCCTAAAGGGTTGTTTTGTAACTCAATAGTTTTATAAGCGTTTTTTTCTGCTAAAATTTTATTATCATAGTCTGAAACAAGGGCAATAACATCTAAATTAATATCGTTGCAATTTTGCCAAAATATTTTAGATATATGAGGCCTTAAATAAAAAGGTGTTACAGCTATTATTTTCATTTAGTCCCGAATAATATAAAAATTTGTTTGTTACCTAAGTAAATTGTTTTGCCACCTTGAATTTTCATTTGATCCTTATAACGTTTCTTTACTTCGTTTAGGTCCTTAAAATATCTAACGTGTGAAATACTGTCAAAATTTGGCACAGAAACAATTATTTTGCATCCTTTAGGTAAATACTCGAAAAACTTAAAATCGTTTGTTAGGTGTTCTAAAACCTCTAAACAAATCGCTGTATTGTATTTGTGTTTAGTATAAGTGTCTTTTTTATACATATCACAAACATAAAATTTGTGTTCAGGTAACAATTCTTTACTTTTTTCAATTGCTACTTCTGAAAAGTCTGTACCATAAGACAATTTAAAGCCTTCATCAACTAAATAATTAGGAAATTGACCAGGACCACAACCAAAGTCAGCAATAATGTCTTTTTCTTTGTTAAGCTTAGATAAAACAAAAGGCCATAAGTCTTTAAAGTAAGGCGTTTTTTTATAATGACTATTATATTTTTTAGAATCAATATAAGCATTGTCATAAAAGTCTTCTTTTAGTTCTCTTTTATTCATTTTAACAACTCTTTTTTAATGTTTTCACTAATATATTCGTTTGTTTTTTTAGCCTCTAATTTTTGCCATTCTTTAAGCTTCATATTTATATCGCCTTTTCTTGTCATCCACCAAATAGGATGAATTAACAACTGACTGTTTTCAGTTATAGTTTTTGGCTCTTTATACCCTGAATCTGAAGTATAAAAAATATCAGTAAAGAATTTTTTGTTATAAGTTGAAAAAGGTTTATCTGTGTTTAAATGTTCTTTTGTTGGCCTATGAATAGAATAAATATTTTTAAACGTTTTTTCATCAATTTCAATAGGGCAATTAAAATCTATATGTAACCCCGTATAATGACCTAAACCCTTAAAGTCTGAAAAGTCTATTGTGTGCCAATTGTAAAGACTGTGTGTTAAAAAGAAATAACTTGCTTTAATTCCTAAACCAGCTTCAATATTTGCCATTTCTAAAGCGTATTCAACAGAAAAATCAACGTCATGCCTTAGAATTATTTGTTTTTCCTTCTTTGGGTCAAACTCATTAAATAAAACGAATTTAAAACCGTCTTTTAAATAGCCCTGTAATAGTTTTTTATATAATTGTTTGTTCATATTACTTAATTTTCTTTTCAATTACTCCCTGATTCTTAGAAATAATGTCAAGTTTTTTGTCTAAATTAGTTTGGTTTTTCATTATCTTATTCAACTTACTTGGCAAAGTCAAAATAATAATTAATAAAATGATACTTACTACTATTAAAATTAAATTCATGTTTTTTTGTTTTAGTTTATAATAAAAATTTATCTGTTTGTTCTAATTCTTTTTTTGTAAGTGGTTTTGCTGGACAACCCGCAACAGTTTCACCCTCTTTTACATCTTTAACAACAACAGCCCCCAAACCTATCTTTGCACCCTTTCCAATTTTAACTTTGTTTCTTATAATTGCACCCGCCCCAATTTCAACGTCTTTTTCTATTATTACAGACCCGCCAATTAAACAACCTGAACCAATTAAACAACCTGGACCAATATAAACATTGTGGCCAATATGGGCTTTTACTCCAATTATTGATCCTGGACCAATTGAAGTAACTGTTTTTGTTGCTCTCATTATTATTGCTGAATCTAATATTGTTACATTGTCGCCAATTAAAATATGTCCCGCGTGAGGTATTAAAAGCCATTCATCTTTTATTTTTTCAGCGCCTAAACCATGATAAGAAAAAACAACGTTTTGTTCAATATG